ATAATAAGCGTCATTACCACCTGGTTGAATTTGTGTAATCTCTGGTGCAACTTCTTTGCTTTCATTGAATGATACAATTGCTTGACCAGCATTATCTGTACCACCATATTGTTCTTCCAAACCTCTTACAATGATACGCATTTCTTCCTCACCTGGCTGACCATTGTTATAGTTGATCCAAAGTGATGGCATCATACCACGTTGTAAGTTATTCTTATGGAAGTTTTTAATTTCAATATCAATTTGAATTGCAGACAAAGCACCAGAATAATCTGGGTTTGGATAATAGCTATTTGATGGTTGATATTGTTTGTAGTAATATACTTGTGACGCATCACCTTCATTTTGATTGAACGTGTCATATTCAGTTACTGGGAATCTTTTAAGATTAGCCCAATCAGCTGAATAATAATATTTTTCTATTTCATCTGTTTCTGGATTAATTTTACCAGTTCTTACTCTTGAAAAATCTATATGGTATATTTCTGCAATTGATTTTCTATCTCTTGACCAGATTACGTTTAATGCATATCCACCAAATAATACTAAGTCTAATGCACACTTTTTCATTACGTCGTGTACATTTTCTTTTGGGTTAATTAGGTTAACTGTAGCCATCGGATTGTTAAAACTAACAATACCGTCACCCATAATTTGCTCTACCTTTGATGTAACAATTGCTTTATGCATTGCACAGTTACTATATTGTCCTATAAGGTATTGTGGCATAAGGTTGTTGTCACCATAGTAAACCCACGGTGATCTTTGAAACACTTCTGAAAAAATTGGAAGTGATGCTGCTTTGAAGCCAACCTTATGTAACTTCTTTATTGTCTCTTCATTCATAAATTATTCTATATATATGTAATTTGAATTATTCTCATTATCAGAAACATATGTTGTGAAGAATGGTTCTTCCTGTGTTCCTTCTAATAGTACCATTCCTGTAAAAACTAATGTTGTACTATTACCATATATTTTCAATTGATACTGACCTTCATAATTAAGATCTTGTCCTGGGTCTTGAAGATTTAATACTATTTCGCAGTATCTATCATTCTCACCAAATAGCAATGGATTGCTTGTATTGATTACATATGATTTTGACTCTTGTGACATAATGTGAACAAACGTCAATGTATATGCACTAAAATCTACTCTAGCATTATTGTTAATGTTGAGTACAAGTTCGTTTTGTTGTCCTTTCTGTAATATAATCATTTGACTTATCTTCTAATATTAAATATAAATTTTTTCAAAGTGAAATAGAAAAGGGTGCAAAAGCACCCTTCTCAACAGATAGATATATTGATTACAACGGAGGTTGTCAATTTTGATTATCCAACGATAGTAGCACCGCTAAATACAGAAGCTAAAGTACCTGAGATAACTCTAGCTGGCTCTGGTTCTTGGCCTGAAAAAGTAAGCTCAAAACCGTTTCTGTCACCTAGTGCAGTTCCTGTAGCAGCAGATCCACCGCTTAAATACATACCATTTTCTTGACCTAAATAGTATTGAACATCATTTTGGTCAATTGCAATGATTTGTAAATCGTCGTTTTGTGATAATATTTTTACCTGGTTTCTCTTGTCTTGATCATACTTGAAGAATACCGCTGTTAAAACTTGTTCAAAATAGATTGTACCATTCTCGAAAGATTTGGTTACATTTTGAGATAAGCTTGATGTGTTTCTTTTCAAGTCAAACGCATATAATGTAGTTCCAGAAGTAACTGTAGCACCTGTGATAGCGCCAGTAGAATTGTAAGTTAAACCTGTAACACTTGGTGTTGAACCAGTACCACCTACAATATAAATCTTCTTAATACCACCTATTCCGTCAGAACAACCAAGTGCGATTCCTGATGTGATTACGCAACTCATAATTTATTTATATTAATTTCTAATTCGTTTATTTAAAATTTGTGGGGCCTTTCACCCCACAGGTTTTTATATATATTAAGCTAAGTTGTTAGTAGCGAAATATGCAGTACTACCGAACAATGCGATTTGTGCACCGTAGTTGTAGTTAGCTCTAAATCTTACTTCATTGAAGTCTTTAGAGTACCATACTTCCATTCTTTCGTGATCTGATAACAAATCAAATCCGCATATAGTGTAAGCTTTTGGTCCGATTACCACTTGGTTAGAACCAGCTAAACCGATTGTTGGAACTACCTTAACGTTTGTGTTAGGATGGATAGCTTCCATATCTGCAGTTACACTAGTACCACCAATGTAGTTAGCGAAGAAGTTAGCTCTTGTTAATGCTTGTACGTATAAACGGAAGTTTGCGTAACTCATATAAACTACTAAGTCTTCACGGCTCATTGCGTTATCATCAAGAACGTTGATTAATTTGTCTACCTCAGTGATAGGGTTACCAGATACACCGTAAGCAGCTGAGTTTGAGAAAGTCACACCACTTGAGTTAGCAACACCAGTTGTACCAGTTGAGATCAATGTTTTGAAACCATTGAAGCAATCTCCGCCAGCAGTTGTGGCTTGCCACAACTTCTGCTCAATTCTTTGTTGGATTTGCTTAACTTTTAAGTCAGCGATAATGCTTTCAAATGGAACTGATTCTTCAGTCTCACCAGGTTGTAATAACATAGACTGGTAAGTAGGATAAAGATCATCAGGACATAATGCTTCGTTTACTCTTTCTGGACATACAGTAATACTTCTTTGTGAGAAAGTAGTTGTGCCAGATGCGTTCCATCCACAAGCACCAGCTTGGAATGCTGGGTTAGAATCTAAAAGGTTCAATTGTTGAGTACCTTTGATACCAAGACGTACAGTTGCGTACTTTGGTGTAGTTGCACCGATAAGTGCTTTTGCTAATAATTCTCCACCTAATTGGTCTGTAAAACCAGTAATTGAGGAAACAACGTAGCTAAAATTTTCTTTAGTGTAATTTTTCATTTTTACTATATTTTGTATTATTTGTTTATTTCTCTTAATCTCATAATTCCGGCGATTATATCATTTTCGGAATTCTTTGATACTTTATTAAATTCTGTTTTACCATCAGCAATTTTTTTGCCAGCTGGTTCTTTTTTAAATGCGTTAAAGTCAGCATCAATCTTAGACATTTTATCTTCCATTGAAGCCATCTTCTCAGACATTTTTTTAACGAAGTCTTTTAACATTTCCATCATTTCAACTTCCACTGGATCACCAGCGTCCGCTACTGGAACATCTTCAACAACTTCTTCCATTTTTTCTTTTGCAGCAACTTCAATCTCAATCTCTGGTTTTTCTTCTTCCATTGCTGGTTCTAATTTAACGATAACTGCATCTTTGGTTTCTACCTTTGAACCATCTTCTAGTTCGTGTACACCGTCTGGTGCTGGTATTTCTCCTTCTGCAGTAACCACCATTACTTTAGCTCCTTCAATTACAGAATCACCTTCAACTTTGATAGCTGTGCCATCTTTTAATTTTGCATCCAAGAATACTTCTTTAGATAAAAAGCCAAATTGCTTCATCAATTTCTTTATTTCTTGAATTGCATTTTTACTGTTTGTTGACATAATTGTAATTTATTTTTATGAGTTTATTTAATCTCTACTTATATATATAAAACACTTTGATTATTTCCAAATTAATCTTTTACGTTCTTCAAAATTTCTGCAACCTGTTTCAAGAACATTTCTTCCATACAGAATTGAGCTATTTCTTCAAAGTAACCAGATACACTGAAACCTTTTAAATCTCCATTTTTTATTTTATTCCACGTTTCGTCATTTCTTACCTTCATTGACACAAACCAGGTGTTAAGTGGGAGATGTTGATAACCAAACTTATTTGATTTATCTTCGTAGCTTTCTTTGATCCAAGACTCAATTACGTATACATCCTTAACTGGTTTACCATTATGCATCTCGTCATTGTTATCTAGGTACTTGTTACGCATATATTTCTCAGCAATCATCTTGATAGTCTCAGCACTGAAAAACACATAGTATGGATTACCTTTAGCATCCTTACGGAATATCTTTAGATCTGGGATCATAGCTGGACCCACCACAATTCTTTTCTCATCGTCAGAAACAAATACTTGTTTAGACATCTTCTCTCTC